ATTCATGCCTTCGGAACCAAGAGCAAGTTGGACTTTCAGCTTGTCGAGTTCGATATTGCGCTTCTCGCTATACTCCATCATCTTAATCTTGAGATCCGCCTCTTTCATAGCTGCTGCATGGTCGCGCTCTTTCTGTGACTCCTCGGACTTGAACTGCATTTCAGATTCTAAGAGCTGTTGCTTAAGCATCTGGATCTGCATATCTCCATCGCTCTTAAGTTGGGCAATCTGTATCTGTGCTGCTGCGGCGCTAGCCTCAGGGCTTTGCGGCTGTCCCTGTTCCTCTTCTCCGGTCTTTTCTCCCTTAAGGATGTCGAGGTGGCTCGAAGAATAGAAAAGCTCTATTGCCTTATCCCAATCCGTTCGCCTGGCGATATCCGGATCTTGCTTCAATTGAAAGACCTGGAGCAGCTGCTGCCTCATCTGGTCCTTCTCGTACAGTACCGATGCACCACGAGGGTCTACGTCAAGATCTTCCTTAATCGAATCATCCTCATTGTACTGCATCTCGAAATCGTACCACCTGCGAAGGTGCGGAGTGGTGATAGTATCATCCCACCTCTTGACCTTAGATCGGAAGGTTACGTTCGACGAATCGACAACGATATTGGTGGCTCCGAGAGTGTCAGGTGCTTCTTTCGCCTCGCCCTGAAAGATCGTTGGAGTAGCGGTCATCAGGTCGATAAACTTAAGGGCGAGTTCAAGCATCGCCTGAAGGGGTGCCTGATTGTTGTCCAACTGTACCTGGGTAATTGCCTTGCGCACATCATCCAGATCGGTATTACCGTCCCATCTCCAGAGCTTCTTGCCTGCGATCTCCCATATTCCGTCATCCGGAGTCAGCCCCATTATAGCGAGGTTGGCACCAGCCGAATCACCCGCATTGTCACACATCTGGCGCCATGCAGCGTTGATAATTCTCTGAGCCCACATGATCTTGATCGGCTCACCGGCTCCCCATGGTACGTCGGCAATGGATGTCCATGAGAAAAAGTCATAGGGAAGATCACCAGTATCAAGCAGGTTTAGAGTGGCTTTCACTGGGCGGTCGTTGATAAAGACTATCCGCGCCGATACCGGCCTACCGGTAGGGCACTTACAGCCTAACAATTCCATGTACTCTCGTCTAACCTCGCCGTTGTACTCCCACAACTCGTAGAGTTCACCGAGATTTGCGTTCTCTTCTTGGATCTTCATGTAATTACCACGAGAGTCGTAGGTAACCATGATTCTCTTCGGCTCTTCCTCAAGCACTAACTCAAGCTGCTCGGTACTGTAGCCGGGAAGACCAATCAGGCGCTGTACATCTCTCGGGCGGATTGTGTCCTTCTCCCAGATATAGCTACCCTTGCTTGGATCACCCTTGCAGTCAGCAGACGGGTAGACATTCCACGGACTAAGTGACACAGATATTGGCTTATTGTCCTCCTTGAACTCCAGGTTCCTAACCCAAACTGGAGGGCCATCCGGAATGGTCGGGTTCTTTGACTGAGCCCGCTTCCAAACCTTCTTGAGTTTCCTGGAGACACACGGTCCTTTGAGTATGCCGGTTCCGAGGTTGACCGCATTCTCCATGACCTTCCGCTCTTCAGAATTGAAGCTGCATTCGGTCAGAGCATCGTCGATTACTCGCTCCATCCCCCCCATGGCCTTTGTTACCTTGGCTTTAAGTGCAGTAGCAACTTGATCCATATTGGCCTGAGTTTTCCCGTCTGACATCATAACTGGATTGCCTTCGGACATGGCCATCCTGGTGTCGCCTACCATCTTCATTACTTCGGGGTTTGGCGTCGGTTTAAGCCCCCAGTTCTTCGCCCTGACAGGCAATAGGACATCCTCGAATCGGCCAAGGGAAACTTCGCTACGACCACGCACAAGGTTCATGACCACCTTAGAGCGTCGTACCTCACTACTCGGTAGTGATGCTGTCCCTGCGGCGTAATCCATCATTGCCGGTGCGAATTCGAGATCCTGGGAATAATCCAGCATCTCCTCGCTCAGCCTCCACCATCTTTCGATCCCGGAGTTCGACCGATACTGGATGGCCTCTTCCCTGCTCTTGAGAATGGCCAAGGCTATAGCGTTTATCGCTTCCCTTCTCTCGTGTGTACCTTCGTCGTCTTCTGCATCTGGTTCGAGAGGATTGTCGGATGGTGCGTGTTCCGGCTCCTGCTCCATCTCATCGTCATGCATAATAGTCCCGTCATCCATCGAATGCATACCGGACTGATTGAGTAAGCCTTCGGCCTCTTGCTCCATCTCCCTTATAACGTCTTTTCGATCTTTATCTTCAGGACTCATAATTCTCTTTTTTGTTGTTTTACGGCAAGGTTTTTGCTATTGCATATTGCATGCCAATAGTATTCGCTAGACATAAATCTAATCATACCAGCAATAATAGCAATAGATTATTTTTTTAAATAATAGAGAAAAAGGCAGGTACTTAGTACCCAACACCGGGGTCGAGCGGTCTTGAGTACCTTGTATGGATATTCGGAACGAATGGCATACGTTCTTGATCGTTTGTCATCTTATCGATATTCAGGGAGAGGTAACGCATCATATCCGCGCCGTTGCTGAATTCATCATGTACAGGATTGGTTTCAGCGTTTGTCTGTCTCGACACATGCCGACGATAACGCTTGAGGCATTCGATCAGCCTGCCACACCTACTCTTGTCGATATACATCCTCGGCATGGTCATACGGGTAACTTTGATTCCCTCCTCGATAGACCTCTCTACTATTTCGTCGCGATCAGGGACGGTCCACCCTAACTTCCGCAGGATGTCTGCAGATGACTTACCGTTGCTCTTCATGTCTGCAGCGAAGCCATCATGGGGAAGCCACAATTTTCCCCAAGAGTATTTGCGTTCTCTTAACTCACCTGAATATGAGTCCCAGGTCCGTCGGTTGTCCTCAATGTAATCGATGATCCGGATCTCGGATGCATTGCGCTGAACCATACCGATGGCATTGGTATCGTTGAATCCGATATCTGTGACGATATGAGTTAGCAGGAATGGGTCGTGCGGAACGTTGCATATCCTACCCTGTCGTTCCATCTCGTCAACCTGCTTATAGTAGATTGCACCGGCAACGGCTGGCCGACATCTCCCTAGCCATATATTGTCATAGTCGTCAGGACGCTTGAGCTTACATTCCAGCCTATCAGCCTCTGATACAGATGACATGAACGGGTTGTCGCGATAATCAACCGTGACCACACAATACCGACTGTCACCCTGTGCCTCGGTGACAAATCTCTTATACGTCTCGTCGCTCTCAAGTTCGGGGTTGAAGGTGACCCATATCTCTGAGCCCTCCTTCCTGATCGTGGGAATAAGGACATCCCAGGACCGCTTACTTACGGCGTGAGCTTCCTCAACCCAACAGATATCGAAACCTTCGTATGATTTCAGGGATGTAATTGTATGGGAAGCCAAACCTTCGAATGCGAAGATCGTGCCGTTCTGGCCAACTATCCTATCACGAAATGGAGTATAAAACCACTGGAGGCCCAGGAGGTTAATCTGGTCTTTTAATAGCTGATATACCGACTCGTCTATCGAATTTTGTACCTCACGAGCACATAAAATACGTTTTTCCTCGGCGTAGCCTAACACAACAAGTGCGCGGGCGAAACTCCAGGACTTGGCTGACGATCTCCCTCCCTTCGCTACCTTGTACCTTATCGGTCTGAGTAAGAAGAAATATTTCTCTGGAATATCTAAGAGGAGTTCGTTTTTGTTATATGTCTTGACCATACACAAAAAAATAAGGCTTACTCAATAAAGAGCAAGCCTTATTCTCGACACATACAACGTGCCTGGTTCCAGGGCCGGTTATTTTGTATCACCGCTAAACCGGCAGAGCGGGCTTTAGCTTTTGATATTCCTTCCCTACATGGACTTATTAGGGATCTTTCTCGCTTCCATACTGTATAACTGAATCGAAAGGATTGACCTGTTATAATCCTGGATCATGGTTTGCATCTTGATTTCATGGCGCTGGTCCATTTCCTTACCGCCGATGTAGCAAACTGCACCGATTGATAAACAAAGCGTAATTACTGCCAAAAGCGTCCCTACCTTCATCTGAATAACCTCTCTTTTGATGCCAACGCCACACTACTCATTCCTCGACCTCAACCAACTGTCATCTTTACTGAGGGTCTTGACGATTCTAGATAACACATATAGTCCAATACCCCAGCCCACAACTATTACTATACACGCTTCTACCATATTGCACCACCTATTTTTTTACAAAAGGTCTATTCCCCCAGCCAGTGGAAGGAGTGAAGTGTAAGAAAGCTCTCATACGCTGTTTTCTGCCACCTATCTTTGGCATGGTTTGGATAAGAGAATACTCCTGCCCAAACCATGTCCAGATCATCGGCCTATATATCGGCTTCATGAAAAAAGAAGTAATCCAATTATCATGACCTATCCTCACAATCACAATCGCGACATAGGCAATCTGGGCAGAAATGATCTTCGTCTTCTTGCCCCGGTCCTTCATCCACCCTCTCCATTTCATTAATTACCTCGGACCTGATAGTACGATCAAGATCCTCGATAGCGAATAAGGCAGACGCTCTTCCCTGAGCAGCTTGGAGCGATGTTTTGAGTATCCTTATATCGTCACGCACCCTATCCAGGTCAACTGATTTCATAATATCGGGAGGCCGGATTAGGCCAACACCGGTGCCGTAGGTGACTGAATCATGGATCATCTCGGCCTTGATTGCCTTACATCCCGCACAATGACATTCGGTCGTTTCGCTATCCTCGTACATCTCGAAAGGTCGTGGAGCATGCCGACGGAACGAAACCTTTCCCCCATTATTATCCGGCATGTGAATCGGCGTGAGTTCGAAAGTCTTTTCCAATTCCCCATAACACCGCTCGAACATACGTCTCTGTTTAACGCAAGTAACACATCCACATGGATTGGATTTGAATTTGTTATGATCCTGCGTGTAATTAAGCTCGGTGATTAGGGTGAGTATGTCATCGCGAAGTTCACTTATCCTATCGGCGTGTTCTTCAACTGAACGTTCGAGCCGTTTGATTCTTTTCTTCGAACGTCCCATTTCAATACTCCTTCACGTAGTCGAGCGGGTGAGGATAGAACGTAAGCGGGTGAGGATAGGACGTAAGCGGTGATTCTTCGTCAACCTTGCCAGGTATCCACTCGTGGAATGCATCCGGAACGAAGGCGATATTGGTTGTTCCACCAGAATTCACGAGCCAGCCACCGAACACACGCAGGCGACAGATATCGGCGGTGATATGTTCCCACACGTAGAGCTTCTTAGTTTTGTCGATGTTTTCGTTTAGCATTCTTGCTCCTTTAAGCTTTTTCTTAAGTTAAGTATTACCGGGAGGTTAATCAACGCACCTCCCGGCTCTACCTAACATGGTAGCGGGTATGGGATTCGAACCCATGATAACAAGCTTATGAGACTCGTGCCTTAGACCGCTAGGCTAACCCGCAGTATAGGATTACAAATTACCACGTAACCGGGATATTGTCAACATCTTTCCTCTGCATTTCGTCCTGCTTATTAATAAGCCGACGCCACCATATCGCGTCATTATCTTTTAAACAGATGAAGTCGATATCGTATGAGCCGTAAAGAGCCTTGAGCGACACAGCGAGTTTGTCGAATGTCTTTGCTACCAATCCCCTGGCCAGAAACAGATCGTTCTCCTTCGAGTGATATACCTTGATGATTTGCGGTGAATTATTCCTCATTGTTTACTCCAAAAACTTTATCAATCGATACTGTGTCGGTTGCCATGAAAAGGTATCTGCCAAGAATAAATAACCACGAGATATAAACGATAGAGTGGTTACTATCGACAACAAAGTTGCGGTGCAGGCCAAATATATGCTTCTGCTGCGTTCCATCAATCATGGTCGTTTGCCACCTGCTACTCTTTGCTACGTTCAGACTCACCTCATACTTCCCGATCTTTATCATATTTCCTCTCAAAGTATTTAAGAAACCAAATCACCAGGATGGGCAAAATGCCGTCCAGAAACGCCACTGCGTAGAAGCACTTAACCATTATTTGTCGTCAGAACAAAGACGATCAGGGCAATAACCAAGAGTAGTAGGTTGAACCAATCGAACTCATTCATCGTCATCACTCCTTCGCGTTGATGGTACAAGCCTTATCTGAATAGCTTCGTGGCGTTTATTATCGCCTCCGTCACTATCTTTTATACCATATACCTCGCGTTCAAGCAATACCAAATTGCGAAGTGATTCAACTAATTTCTTAATGGAATCAACCCTGCCTGGAAAGGAGATGATCTTCATGTAGAGGTCATTTAGCTTATCGAAACTCTCGGCTGGATCTTTCAGGTATTGGCCTATTGCTGCAAGCTCGGGAATAGCATCATTCATTCGGCTCGCTTCGGTCCACATGCCTTGAACAATATCTCTTGCCTTGACTATATCCTTTCGTTCGGCAATTACTCTGCTGGCGACATTAGTTGCGTTGGCCTCTACCACATCCCTATCGGAAATATCCTTCTCTCTGCAACCTTCAGGTGCAACCTTCCTCGCCTCCTGAAGTGCAACCATGGCTTCTGCTTTGAAAGCTATGCGGGCCTTGAGATCCCTGGGAATCTTTAACCCCTTGAAGTGCTTACATATAGCCTGGCGTGTGACCTTGACCCCGGTGGTTGCAGTGTAGTCATGTGCCATCTGTTCAGGGGACAATATTCCTGCTTGCCAATCTGATAGCATGCTCTCATAATCAACCTTACGCTTTGCGGCCATCAAAACCTCCTGTGTACCAATTATCTATCCAGATCATGTATTTCATAAGTCCATCACCACGCAACGGTAAATATCCCCAATTTCTTTCGCCACCTTTTTGACCGTTTCGAGATCTTTAGTTTGGCAACTTGGGAAATGATCGTCCTCTGGTTCAAGCCATGTAAATCTCTTGGCGGCACAGGTATGTGTCCCCTCAATACCTTGTATAATACACTTGCCGGTTAGATATGCCTCAAGGTGGAGGAATACTATTGGGGTGCCAGCGTCAACACTCTTC